AGTCAAATCCCTTCTCTTGATATTTTTTCAATTCAGCACGGTTCTCATCGCTCAGTGTAACTCGAATCTCATTGAGCTTACTGAGGTTGACTACCATTGATTCTGTTGTGCCGTAGCGTGAAACCCATTTGACTTGCATAGGCGATTTCGGAAGGCTTACCGAACGCAGCCAATACAGAAGATATGTCAGATCGCCTTGAGTTAATTTTTGAATATCAAAGTCGATTGTTGACGAGATTGCATCCATGAGAATGAACGGGTTCTTGACTGTCAGCAGCGCATGTAATTTTTTCATGTGCTGGAAACCAAGTTTGCGGCCTCGCACGCCATCTGTGTCATACAGAATGCATTGGCTAGGAAGATCAAGTGGCGTGAATATATCAGTTACTTGAACTTCGGACATTCGTGCCGGGACAATAACTGAACCATCGTACTCGGCTTTGAGTTTCTCCCAATCACGATTATCTTCCGGCTCGCCGCCGTCAGATTGAACCTGACGGACAACCTTGCGCGGTGTCATGTCGTCATTCGAAATTGGCGTTTCTTTATTTTCAGTCTTGCCTTCCACAATGTGTTGCGGTGCAGTCTTTGGCTTGGCTTCGATATTCACAACAAACGTGTTAAGTCCGAACAGGTCATTTGCCTTTTTGAAATCATCGAATGCGGCTTTCGCACCTTCGTTTGTGATTTGACCGCCTTGAACGCACTTTGTCAGGCGTTCCTTTAAATTTTCAAACGTGAACTTGGGGGTTTCGCCATCAGCAGGCGTAAACTCATCCGCCGTTTTTTGCGGGGTTATTGGTGTAACGTCCATCTATCCACTCCTGATCAGAATACACTGTTCACTTCTCGGAACAGTTTCTGGTATTTATTCAAGTCGCTAAGAAGACCACCAGAGCCTTCATCAGTTGATTTACCGAGTGCAGTGAACTCAATCGTACTTGAATCGACTGAAAATTGCACAGAGGTCTTCACCCGATCCGCGCCTTCATACGAATACTGGTGTTCGGTTACCTCTGACGGCCAGCAACCGTGCAGGGTTCCCTTCATTACCGGAGTGGAAGAATCCGTATGTGAAAAAAGATTGAGAGTGAGGGGATACTTGTATTCACTCGCCGCAGCGTAGTTCCCAAACTCGTCAAGGATAAGCTTCTTCCAAGCGTAGATGTAATGAAGCGCTGAATAATTAACGTCTTCGTACAGCTCTACGTTGGTTCCTGAAATGTCATTGAAGTCAGGAAAGTAAGTCATTGAACCGCCGCCGAAGCGACCTTGCGACGGAATGTGAGGGTGAGTGAGTGTGAATGATTCAGCAACCACCCAACTTTGAGCCATACGCTCAGAGATACCTGAAATTTCAGGGAACTCGACAAGGTAACGCCAAGACGGGGCAGGATCATTCAAAGCTTCGCCGTAATCACGATCAAGCAAACTGCCTGATGGAGTACGCGAACCTGATCTGAAAATATCAGTCAATCCATTCTTGCCGGACTGACCTATGCTTTTAGATACAGAGCTAAGTTGACTGCTCGAAGAAAGGAACGAGGTCCCCAAGTTCCCAATAGCCATGGCTATGCCTCAATTTTAAAAGAACCGGTTTAAACGGCCAACGGTCTCGGCGGAAATTCCCGAGAGAGCATTGATTCCCGTGTACTGCGTAATCAGACGGCCAATCTTACCGGTTGCATCTGCTTGCGTGTACTCGAAATAATCATACTCGAAAGTTGTTGAGAGGCTGACAACATCATTGCCATCCCCTGAAAATTGAATATCTCCGAAGTCGGAGAGCCATGCGTTGCGGAACACAAACTGTCCGCCTGTTTCGCCAGTCACCGAAAGTGGTGTAACGAAAATATCTGTTGTCGTTCGGGCACTTGTTCCGCGATGGGGTGCACCAGCATCGCCCGAAGACGTTTTTGATTGGTACTCAAACCAACCGTTGAACGTTTGATAGATTGGCAATAGTGCGCCTTCTACAAACGTCATTGTTATCGGTTGGCTTTCTTCCCTCGGTCCTCTGAATTTATAAGAGTGCCCAAACAGCTTGTAGCTCATGACAGTTAAAGCTTTGTTCGGAATATTCACTCCCTGACACAAATTGGTCAGGGAGCGAGCACTCAAAATCCCAAGAGCTTCTTCGACAATGCTACGGATTTGTGCAGGCAAATCCATCTGCATAAGGAAATCGCCAGAGCTTAGCGGATCGCCTTCAGAGATAACATCGTCAAGAGTTACCCGTCCCATGAATAATTACTGGAACGGGTGCAACTTGGAGCGGTAGTAGTCATAAGAGAACGAGGCTTGAACAAGCATCGCCTGAGAAGACTGACCATCAAGCTGAATTTCTGGAACATCGGTAGGGAACACGCCGTATACGCTAAGTACGTCAACCGTCTTGCCAGTAATATCCATGACTTGCACTTCAATCGTTTTGGCGTAATCCGATTTGTAACCTTGTGCAGAGCCTGACAGCGTACCTTTTGCGAATTCGGCCCAAGTACGAAGGCGGCGTTGAATGTCCATTGCTGAATTTTCAACAAAGCCAATACTCATTGTACCTGAGAAAGTACGCTTACCAACATAACGAACAGTGTGGCTATGCAGGCCGACTTCCATCTGTTCAATTGTGAAGCCGGGAATAACCGCAGTTTGGCAATTGATTGTCATAGGGCGGCTATCGCCTGCGCCCGGAATGTCACCGAACAACACTTTGAAGTGTTCGGAGTCCATTGCATCCGGTTGCTGGTTTACTTCATCCAAAGTAACGTGGGACATTATTTCAAACTCCTGAAGGATTAAGCAGCGGTGGCGTTAGCTTGCAGCTCTTGGAACGTGATCTGTCGATCAGTAATCGTCGTAACCAGCTTGATTTTTTCAGCCGGGGTAACGAAGTACAGAATAACATCAACGTTCAACTGACCAGCAGCTTCGTGATATTCCTTGTTGTTGAGACCATCCACAACAACTTCGAAATATTTCAAAACACCGGCACGGCGGTAAGATTCAAGCAAGTTTGAAATGCTTTGCTTGATGCGGAAGCGTGTCGTATCGTCGTTTGCCTTAAACACTGAAAAATCAAGACTAGCAACAATCGCTCGTTCGATCTGGTTAAGGTCTAGGCGAACCGGCACAAACGAAAGCGGGCTTTGCTTCCGTTGCATAGTGCGGGCACCCCAGATAACGATACCGCTACCACGTTTTTGAATAATTGGATTGACGTTAGAGGCTTGAAGTTGGCCAATATCCCCGTGATTGTAATCTTCTCGAACTTTCGTAGCGCGAGAAATGGAACCGTTGTCGATACCTGCCGGGGCACCAACGTTGCGGATTTGTGCCTGACGCTCAGCGATGCGAGCACAAACATCACCGGAAGGCGGAAGGTAGCGACCACCCGGCGAATATTGAGAGACTGCGAAGATGTCAGGTGATTACAGTGCAACCTGCGGACTATTCAGCGACAAGGTGAAGTCTGAATATTCTTTGGCAGCGTCAACAGTCTGATGAGTACGTGGCATGTCTAGAACACCAAAACAGTCACGGCGTGCTACACAAACTTCGTTGATCTTTTTCTGAACAGAGGCGCTTGTGTAACCAGCGTTCATGAAAAGAGTGATCGGGTATTTTTCACGATCTTTGAACTTATCCATTGCGGCCATGATGATCGAGTCGGTAACTGCACTACCTGCAGCACCGTTTTCAAGCCATTGAATGTCACTATGCACGTTCAACAGAGTTTGTGCGGCGTCGTACCATGTTCCCGGCATACGCGGCTTATGCGAGCCGTCGGTCGCGGCATACAATGTATATTCAGGCTGGCGAACTCGAATGTATTGCGACCGGCCACCGCTTTCATTCACGGTATATGAAATATTCGTTTGCTCACCGAAGTCATTGACGTTCTCGTTCAGCGTAACGCGGAAAGTTTCAACCGGCGTATTCGGATCGTCTTTCAGGTACACTTCGAGAGTGAACAGGCCAGACCAATCATCCGGCTCAACAACCGTTTCAACAGTTGCGGTCGGAGGCGTGCCGGTTCCGCCGGTCGTAGCAGTGAGCGCAAAGTCATCACCATAATCACGATGTCTGAAATAAATCGTGTAGGTAACGTTGGTTCCGCTTTCGGGAGTTGCGCCAAGGGCCGTCTTCCAATCCTGCTCACCAATCTTGGTTGAAATATTATAATCATCCAAAGCAGTATCAAGTGCGGTCTTGATTGCATCCATAGTGGTCGCATGATCTGTATCAAACGAAACAGGCCCAACACTGATGCCGTCAACAGAGAACGAAATTGTCTGACCAGTGACAAACGCTTTGCTCAGTTCAATCTTCTTTGTCGTTTGACGACCGTAGTCCATGTTGCGCACGCGGTAGCCAAGGCGGTTTGCCCAGATACCCGGCGAGATAGCATAGACTTCAAACAGAACCGGCTTCAATGAAATTTTACCAGTGCCGCCAGTACCAAATGAGAAAGCAGACAATGCAGGCAGATATTCACCTTGTGCAGAAAGAATACGAATGTACTTCGTTCCGTCATAATCTGCATCAATCAACTCTACTGAAATATCAGAGTCGATTGTTTGAAGATCAGTCTCAAGGTCGGCTACAAAAGCTGCAAGCGTAGTTGCGTGGTCAGAGTCAAAAGCAGTTGTGGTAACAACATCTGCTGCACCGTTACCCGGAGAAGCGGTGATTGTTGCGCTTCCCGCTGTCATTGTACCGCCAACTTCTAACAACGCCATATCACGACCAGCGGCTTCATAACCGACGGTCGAGTCTGTGTCGCTGGTTGAAATAACAGCTTTCGGGAAGAAGCTTTCTTCGCCAGTTTTCGAAAAGCCTTTGTTATAGTCCGAAGTCGAATGCAGAATTGACATTGCGTACTTCGAGCCATTGTCAGCTCGCAGAGCATAAACAGAGGCGCCAGTTCCCAAAAATTCAAGGATACATTCATGAGCGTTCGAAACAGCCGGGTTAGGGCTGCCAAATGCCTTCTTGAATTTTTCAGGATCGCCATTGATAAGAACCGGCTCGTTCACCGGACCTTGTTCTGACTCGAAAACAACAGCAGCAACCGTCGGTGCGGCTGCAGCGATAGCTTGGGCTTGATCCACTGTGTAAGCGTATACACCGGGGGCAAGATCATTAATGAGGTCCATGTCGGCTCCTATTGTGTCAGCATGAATATTTACATGCAACGAATTTGGTCAGTCACCATTAGTTGCTTATTTTGAATTTTGCGGGCCAGACTTTGCTTTAAGTGTCAGGTCAAGGCCTTGCGATTTGGAACCAGAATCCAGAGGCGGAGTCTCAGGTTCCTTTTTGGGCTCCGGCTTCGGCGGAATCTTCTTTGTTTTTTCATTATGAACGTACAGGTTATGCGCACGCTCAAGGAAGCGCTTTTCCACACTGATGCGCTCAAAGGCGCGAACTATGCACTCGTCCCCTGTAACCCCGTCACGGAGTGGAACGTCATGTGCTGTTAAGTTTTCTACTTCAACCATTTCATTTGACATGAATATTTCTCCGTTATGAGTAGAGGATATTAACTTCAGCTGTCAGAGCATCATCTTCATTCTCGACAACAAGGCTATACAGTCCGCCGGAGGGGACCGTGAAGCAAAAGTAGTTTTGGATGGGTATTGAGAATTGAGTTCCACCATTTGGTGTAATATTCAGGGTAACCGGACGCTCAGCTGTAATCTCAACAAACTTGGAAAAGCTGATTGCAGAAAGCGACGACGATACAGCTACTGTATCGATTGCCTGAAAGTAGTCTTCAACCGCACGAGAGATTGACTTTGTAGAGATTGTGCGACGTGAAGTACGAGACGCCAGTTGCGTAATCGACTTTAAAATAATTGATCTATTGGCCATAACAACCTCGAATTATTCACCTTCTTACATTTAGGGTGAAACGTAATCATCGTCTAAGCCAATCACGATGTCTTCAATCGTAAGCTCATCAACGTTACCAGTACGTGCTGCAGCAATCGATCTAACAACTCGTGTTTTTTCATGATCTAGTTTGGTAGGATCAACTGTGAGTGAACCGCCTTGTACTTTGATAGTCTGAACACTAGGCACTTCAACAACCATTCCAGTGTATGTATCGAGGGAGACCGGGAAGTTAAGCTCGAACTTTGCGACCTCGGCTTGCGAGTCCATTTCTGGAATAGAGATACCATCTTTGTTGATTGAAAAATGAAGAGGTATTCGCACACCATCCGCAATTTTCATATTGGGGTGCATTTCTCCACCAAGTATCATCAGCTGCTCAATGATTTCAAGCATTTGATTGTTGTCATCCGTGAAGAAGATAATGTCAGCTTCGACTCGCACAGACCTGCCGAACAGGAATGTGCACACTTCACCGTCATTTTTCAAAAGAAGGCCGTCAGACTTCAGGCGCTTTTGGTTTGCTGCTGAATCTGGGTTCAGCATTATGTTCGTCATCTTGACGCCAAAGAACGGAAGAATGTTTTGAGCATCACCATGTTCTTCAAAAGCTCGGCGTATCGCCTCTCTTGAATAATAAATGGTGGATTCGATTTGAGGCCGTCCCTGAGAAGGTAACCCGAACTTTCGAGTTAGCAGCTTCGGGATGGCCTCAACCGATTTACGGAAGAATGGTGAGAGGTTCCAAGGAATGTACTCAACCATGAAAAATTACCGCTTAACGCGTTTCCCCAGAGAGGCTTTGTTTGCGATAGCACGGGCAAGAGTTTGATTGTGAGAAGACTTGCCTTGGCGTTCTTTACGGCGACGGCGACCGCGTTCTTCCGAAGCAGTCATATCGTCTTTTACATCTTCACCGAACATATCGTCTTCGCTATCTGGTTCTGAAAATTCAGAGTCTTCTTCCTCATCATCTTCTTCGTCTTCTTTGTCCTCAAACTCTGAGTCATCCTCAAAGTCTTCCTCATCATCTTCTTCGTCGTCGAAATTTTCATCGTCAGAGGAAGTTTCGAGCATGGAAGCAATCGCGGTTAAAGCAGCTTTCACTTCTTCGCTGTCTTCATCCACGTCTTCTTGGAATTCTTCTTCAGTCAAACCTGCGGCTTCAATAGCAGCAGCGTTCACAGTGTTGAACGTGTCTGCCAAGTCTTGAGCATCGTCAGATTCGATAGCAACTTTAAGTGCCGCTAACGCTTCCTCTGTCTTGCCTTCATTTTTCAAACACATAGCAAGAGAAAAAGCTTCACCTGCGAAAGTGAAGCCGTGTGCGATGGCGAGTTTTGTTTTTGTATTAGACATTGCAGGCGCTCCTGATTATTCAAGGCCAATTGGCGGGCGCAATTAAGCACCCGCCAACCAGTTTACCGCTGAAAATTAGCGAGAGCCTTGCGACACACCGCGACCGTTGTGCGTGGTGATCGACAGGATTTCAGCCATGTTCCAGCCTTTCGACGTATGGCCGTTGATGACCATGTTATCAACCGGAACAGACTCAACCGGGCCACGATCCGTATAACCACCAACATATTCCGGCGGGGCGAGTGCGAACACTTCACCTTTCGACAGAACTTTAAGGCGCGGGTCACGGAACTGGTCTGTAACGATTTCCGTACCGTACAGACGAGCCACGGTGCCAGTCATGATATTTTCATGAGTAGTAACCGGATCGAATGCAGCAACGAAAGTCGATGCAGTCAGAATGTCGTTCATGACATCGGAAGCGATGAGCATGGACGGGCAGTCATAGCCGTAGTTGCGAATATTGAACATGATAGTTGCAACAGTAGCCGGAGTATAGCCGCCACCCACGTAGGTGATAGCATTCGGCATACCAACCATGCCTTTCATCAGACGAATGAAAATTTCGTCTTCTTTGCGCATGATTTGCTCTTGAGCTTCAAAGAATTTTTCATCCAGAAGCGAAGCAGAGCCTTGCTGCATTTCAATATTCGAGACACCGACAGAAGCACGAACTTCAAATTCCGGTGCCCAGATGTAGTAACCGCGAGCCATTTCTGGCTGGATCGAAGACGGGCCAGCGGCAACAAGTGCCGAAGTCGTCTTGCGCTTAATGCGGTGACGCGGAATGTCGCCTTGCGACAGGTCGCCACGAAGCAGGAAGCGGCGCATGAAACCTTCACGATCAATCGACTCGTAAAGTTCAGACGCAATCATTGCTCCGAGTTCGGACCAATGCGTGCGGTCAGAGTCTTGATAAGCGGCTGATAATTCAGCAATCACCTGACGCTTATCTTCTTCAGTTTGTTCAACTGCACGCTCATCAGAAGCATTCATGACTTCGCCCGAAGCAACAGCTTGTGCGAGTTCAAGAATACGAGCCAGAGCTTCTTGTTTGCTGCCAGCGTTCATTTCACCTTTAGCATTGAAAAGCGGCTCACTTCCACGACCACCGGGACGCCATTCGCGCGAGGTGACGGCAGAACGTCCATGCAAGTTATTCAATTTCATTTTGGATACTCCAATTTTTCAGGTTGAGCCGATTCTCTTAGAATGCCGAGAATTCAATGCCGAGGTACGGAACGTCCGCAGTCGGAACGGCGATAACGCGAGCATACGGAATTTCCAATGCACTCGAAGAGGCGAGAGTCAGAAGACCGTTCGCCTTACAGTACACGGCTGCCGATGCATTGTTACGCCAGTCAGAAGACAGGTCGCACTTGTCAGTGTAGACAATGCCTTTGCGGATAACCGAAACGGAGTCGGCAATCTCGGTAGACTCCAGCGGCGAAACGTTGACGCCGTGGCCGTACAGAGCTTGAGCTTCCGTAACAGTAAGGTCACGACGGTACACGACCAGCAGAGAAGTATCTGATTGGCCAGAGTGCAGCGTAACAACTTTGCCGCTGATTGAATATTCATTGGCATTCGATCCCGGCGTACCCGCAGTTTGTTTCGTACCTGCACCGCTGTTCGCATAAATCGACAGATCGGTAGAGGAGGAAGGCGTATACGTCAGAGTAAGAGTCGTACCGTCAGCGGTAAGAACTTCTTCGACGATTGCTGTGGTCGGATATTTCAGGCGACCTTGTGCAATGCCGTAGAATTTTTCACCAGAGCCAGTAACAACGCGGCCAACTGATACACCGTTCTCCATTAGAGAGGCGATGCCCTGACCATCTTCAACAGAAGTCGTACCCGAGGCCAGTGCGATTTCATGCACATCACGCGGGTCGAAACGAGTTCCCATTTCAAGCAACATAATTCAATTTCTCCAGTTTGTGGCTTGATGCCGGTTTAGCTATTTCGACGCTTCAAGTGGCGGCTGATAGCACTGAATTTTCCCGGTTGAGCATCTTTAATAGATGCTTGCTCTTGCGAGCGCTCTTTCGGGGTGGCGGGGTTTCTGAAAGACTCGATAGGATCAGCCGAAGCCTCTTCCTCGTCGTAGTCTGTCCGGGCTGCAGTCGTAGAACGAACAAGGCGAGACATTGAATTGATATATTCAGGGCCTTCCTCATTGATCTGTGACGCTTGTGCCAGAACTGTGCGCAACCAGTCTTCACTCGACTCTTCAAAGGCAGAGTCAACAAGACGGCTAGCATTTTTCACACCTGCGACAGAGAGCTTACGGATAAGCGCTTTTTTCAGGGTATGATCAACACCGGCAATGGTTCCTTTGTTGACGCCTGCAAGAGCAACAGCAACAGCTTGCGAGTAGCTATCCACTTTCGCTTCAGCTTTCGAAACTTGTTCTGCAACTTGCTTGGCAACTTCTTTCTCAATGTGCTTTGAAGTCACACTGGAAACAAGAACTTCGGAACGGAGCAGGTCCAGACCGAATTTTTCAACAACGTCTTCAGTAAGGCCAGAAGCCTTAACTGCCGAAAGCAATGCTGTCTCAAAGCTGGCCGGTTTGCTTTGCAGCATCTTGGCCGGAAGTTCAGCACACAATTCGGGATTGACGCGCGCAATTGGCGTATGGCCTGAAATAAGCCACATCGAATCATTGATCCGTGCAACTTCAGCCTTCGTCAGATCAGCGGTATCAGCAACAATGTGCTCGATTACTGCATCTTCGTCGTCTTCATCTGAAATATCATCTGAAGAGTCATCTTCAAAGTCTTCGATGTCGAAGGAATCTTCTTCCTCATCATCTTCGTCATCTTCGTCATCTTCGTCATCTTCGTCATCTTCGTCATCTTCTTCGTCGTCTTCTTCATCTTCGTCGGACTCATCGTCCTCATCTTCTTCATCATCGTCTTCATCATCTTCATCTGACTCATCGTCATCTGAAATATCATCGTCTTCGTCGTCTTTATCTTCTACATCATCGTCTTCATCATCTTCGTCGTCATCTTCGTCTTCGTCTTCGTCGGACTCATCGTCCTCATCTTCTTCGTCTTCGTCTTCATCTTCTTCATCTTCTTCGTCGTCTTCTGAAAATTCAAATTCAGAATCGTCTTCAATATCGAGTTCATCGTCAAATTCGATGTCATCGTCGTCTTCATCGTCAAAATCTGCATCATCTTCGAGGTCGATTTCGTCATCGTCCTCTGAAATATCATCATCCAGCTCAGCGAGATTAATCAGAACCTTCTCGCCGGTTACCGGAGAATGAATGGTCTCGCCGTCGAGTGTTGCGGCGAATTCTGGAATAGTGCGAAGAACAATGCCGCCTTCAAGGCGAGCAATAACTTGCGTCTCTTCCAACTCTTCTTTCGAAATTTTCACATCTTTGGAACCTTTGGCGACTTCAACGTCACCACCCGACACGGGCGAGAAAGGCTTTTCGATGGAAGATAAGACAAGCTGAACACCGGTATCCTTACACTTGTAAGAACTGATCCACTGTGAAGTTAGATCGCCTTCCGAGTGTGCAAAGATAGCAGGGAGCACTTTGCCTTTCTTTGAAAAAAGAGCAGCAGTTTCAGCAATTCTTTTTCTGCCCATGTTTCAAACTCCAAGTCATGTATGGCAGGAAGCCTGCCACCCGCCAATTTTTGGCGGCAATGGAGTTTAGAATGGTAAAAGTTTTTTGTGGAATTTTTACCATGGTAGAAGTTCGGATCGGACGAGACCCTACCACAATATGGGAATTTATATATTCAGCCTAAGAGTCGGTCTTTGGTATCCAGTTAGGCGGTCTATAGCCACGTTCAACGAACCAGTTGCGACTTACGGAAGGATCGATATACGACTTCACAGAGGTCAAATAAAGTGCTTCGCCGCTTGCGCTCTTGTGTCCAAGAGCTTTCGCAACTGCCGTAGCAATCTTTTCCTTGAAAAATTTGGTTGCTTCGCGGTATTGAACGTCTTTTGATTTGCCTTCTGGCGGTGTGAACTTGCGAACTGAAATAAGCTCACGTGCAATCTTCGTGCCTTTGGCATGGCGAAGCTTGTGCGGTGTAGACGGAAAGCCGATTGATTTGAGCCAATTGCGGAACAGGGCTGCCGAAGCGTGCTTCTTTGAAACCATACCGGGAACTTCCCAAAGCATATCATTCTTGCTACGGCCTTCAGACAACTTCTTGACCAAAGCAATGACTTTTTTCAGGAGCGGGTTTGTGCCACGAATGATATGCTTTTGCTTCATACCTTTCTTACCTGAATATTTAATGACAAGCTCATTGCTGTTAAGCTTGCTTATGTGGCCGACCTTCCAAGTCGTAACGCCGTAAGTTGTTTTGCCGTCCGTCTTGTTACCCTTACCGCCGATACGTGCCTGACACTCATACATGAATATTGCCTGAGCAGATTGCAGGACTTCCATGTCAGGGCGTTCTTTTACGCTCCAATTCTTAAGTGGCGCTTCCCACTTTGTCTGATATTTCTCAATGTTGTCCATAACGACTTCGACAACCTTGAATTTTTCAGTACGTGAAGATTGGTGGTGATCATACGTATAGTACGAGCTTTCAAGACCGGTTTCGTCATCAACGGCTTTGAACACATACTGGTTTGCGCCTTCAATACCGAACTCCGGGTTCATGAAGATGCGGCGACCGCGCTGAGGCCAGCCTTGGATGGGCCGATTGTCGTTCGTGAATAATTCAATCTTCTTGCCATTGATACCAATCTTGGCATTGAAGCCCTTCGGCACGTAGTTCACTAGAACACCATCTTGCTTTAGGCGCTGTAGGAACTCTTTAACTGGAATAGGCTTACCACTACGGCGCAGGATAGACAGTGTTGCTTGGTTCCACAGTGCACGCATCTGGCGCTGCACTTCCATGTATTTTTCATAGGTGGAGCGTTTCTTGTGACCAACCTTGAACTCACTCGCTTGTTGGAACGTAAGCAGGTATTGCCCCTTGTCCGGGTTCTTGACCAGTTGTGCAATCAATCCGCGAAGCTGTTTTTTCAAGTCCATGATTTCCTGAGAGCTGACTGCATCAGGAATGAACTGAACTGAAAGCTCGATTATGTTCAGAAGATCAACCGTGCGGAATACACGATCCCATGAAGACTTTGAACGGTTACGATAGTAGCCGCCGACTGCAGACAACATGTCCAAGTCTCGGGCTGAAAATTCCATGTTATGACGAGCAGCTTTGTCGATCAGCAGGATTTCCTTGCCGAGCATACCAATGCTTGCGTAAGCCTCACCATCGATGCGCCCTTTGCCAATTCCCGTGCATAATTTTTCAATAAGCTGGAATTGCAAAGGAAGGTGATCAACGTAGATTGCAGCGCTGGCATCTTCAAGCCAACGCGGAATCATATTCTTTACGATGTTGTCATTTGCAGGTTGACCAGTCTTGTCCATGAAGGCGGCTGTATATAGGATTGCCAGCACACCACGGATGGATTCTGATCTTGATTTTTCATTAAATGGGGATTCGGTTTCTTCTGGCTTTCTCGGCAGTATAGTTTTCATCTTCTTTCGGCGTCTCTTCTTCGGTAGAAGATTAACCGACTTCAGGTATTTTTCATGTTCCATATCACTTACCATAAGAGGAGCTTTCTTAGGTGAGTTTACAGGCTTTGCCTTAGCTCTGGCAAGTATTGTTTTCACGTGTTCGAAGAAGGAATCGAGGTCGTCAACATTGCCCTCGTGAACCATCCAATTCCACTTACCTGAATAAGAACTCATACCCCATAAAGTGTCGCCGCCGTATGTAAACGGACTACTGATTTTATAGCGTTCCATTCTGTCAGTAACGCTTGCCAGATCAGGATCATTCCAACGCCAGTAAAGGTGCACCATAGTTGGCGAAGTGCTAAGCGACATTTCGCCTTTGCCAAGCAAACTATTGAAATAATACTTAGAAGACTGTTCGGGTCCACTGCCAGAGTCTGGACTAGGTTTGAGTCCGGCTTCTTCAACGACTTTAATGAAGCGCTTTACAATAGCTTCGCGGTCTTTTGCCCTTCCAAAAGGTTTTTTCATGACGGGACCTATTGATCATCGTCATCAGAGATAGCGCGTTCTTTCTCCGCTGCATCACCGTCTGAGTGCAAAACCGTATTGTTGTCGATCTTGTACCCCTTGCGATCAAGCCATTTGAACAAGTCGCCGTAGGTCTCATCTGGCTTGCCGTACTTGCGGATTATTTCAACCTGTTGCGGGGACATGATACGCGAAAGCTTGTTCACGTTTGAAGGTTTAAATCCGCCGGTTGGGAGTGTATTCGCAAAGTACGCAAGGTCCATCTTGTATAAGAAGAAGCGATACCTGTAGCCAGCGTTCTCTAATTTTTCAATTGCAGCATATGCGCGGTTTTCATCAGTAACGCGCATCGCTTTGACAGAGTTTTGTTCCCGGCCTTTGACTGTGACCTTAAAGAACATAAGGATGAGCCAATACGGTTTCTTTGTTTTTTCAGACAGGTCATCTTCTTCAGTGTCAACGTCGAACTCGCCAGCCATGCGAAGCTCCGGATCATCGTCATCCCAATTGTCCTGCACTGAATAAATATTCGGAACACCCATATATTTTTCAATCTTCTGAGCGTATTTCTTGAACCAAGGCCCGTGAGCATTGTACCCAAGTTGACCAAGTTCCTTACGAATAAGGTGGTCATACATGTGAATCATTTCATGCACGAGACAGATAAAGACTTGTTCAACAGTTGTAGCGTACTCCGGGTTCACAACCATCTTGCGGGTCTTTAAATAATAAACGGCCATAGCACCGCTCACCTGCTTCTTTTTGTCCATAGGAGGACACAAGCGATTACGGATCATCAACTTGTTTGCGAAGAAACGGCGGTTCGAAAACAGGAAGATAGCCCGTAGCAAAGGACGGCCCCACTTGATCATCACTTTGCGTGTGAAATATTTCTTCGGATCGGTCGGAGCTTTGTCTGCTTTCTTGATTGAACGTTTCTGCGCGTCAGTCAGCTCTTTCTTCTTACCGGAATCCTTTTGTGTCAGCCAGTTATCAAACTTATCCATATGCAAGAAGTTGATCTTGGCATGAATATTACCAAAGTCATCAATTGCATTGACCAGATCACCGCCAGTATTGATCACAACACCGAAATGGTAACGGTCGCGTTCATCGCGCCAAGTCACCCGGCAACCAGTGAAGAACTTCTTCGAAGCTGTTCCGCCATCAGCTGTTTCAAGTTGTTTCGAAAGCTCGCTATACAACATTTATTCAGTCCTCATAAATGGGAAGTGGGATTTTCTTTCCCGCGTTCGAGTGTGTGCAGTCGTTCAGGAATTCCACTACACCATCAGTTATGAATATATGACAGATTCGCTTAGCTTGGTCAGCTAACGGTTCCAGCTCTTGTGAGTGATTATGCTTCCAAGTCGTCAGTAAGCTAGGGCGAACAGTTGGCTTGAGTTCATCGCCTTCAATTGTCCAACCTTTGCTTCCGGCACGCTCACCAACACGAAAGGTGTGAACAGTTCCGCAACCGGGGCACTTAAATGAATAATAATCACACCCATTAATATTGGGATGAGCATCGAATACCCTAGGCATTTATTCAATGAAGTTTGGGTTCACAGCCTGCACGTAGGCCGGGACTTCAACGGATGAACATTCAAAGCCGATAGGATCGAGAGCGCGATAGTACGCAACCTTGCCCTTATACATCGCCAGCTCAGGCTTGCCTTTAGCAACGTGGTTACAGCCTTTATTTTTCAAAGTCTTACCACAGATTGAGCATTCGTAATCTCGCACCCATGCACCCATTGAGTAGCCGGTGCGTTGTTTTTTCAAGATGCTATTGACGAGTTCCGGATCGCGGCCACGGTCAAACGCATTCAGTACAACAATCTGCCAGAGATTGCCTTGGAAACGCTTCATCGGACGCATCGCAGCGTCAAGAATAATCCCCTTGGCTTTCGTATGGTCTGAATTATTATGCTCCACAAAAGTAGGCTTGCCACGCCATGTCTTGTAAGCAATCGTTCCGTGTTCGTGGTTGAACGCTGTCAGTTCCTTCATCGGGAACGCAACGCCGTTACGGTTCGGTATCTCAGTTGTCATGATCGAAGTCGGAACCATAACATAGTCTTCGAGCTTCGATGAAATATTATACGACTCTGCAGCAAAGGGAAGCCACTCGTGAGCGTCCAGAACACCTTTGAAGGTCTTCTTAACTTCATCACCTGCAATAGCCATGGTGCGGCGTGCAGAGTTTTCATTGCCTTTTAGAACTTGGTGAATGTCGATAGGATCAAGCGCTTCACAACCAAAATCACCAGCATATGAATATTCAGCTGTACGACCATTTAACATTTTGAGAGGCTTCATAGGAATCTCCGTTATATCTCGCTATCTTTTAGGGTGTGACCGGCTCATTTCGATGATCATCCCAGACTATGTTTTCGGCACCACCAAAGCGGCTATTCCAAGCCTTGAAAAATACTGTATGCGGTTGTCCGAAGTGTAGGCCTAATTGGTGCTGAATTACTCGGCCCATATGGTTCTTATCCGGGTTCGGTACTGTCCAATTGGCTTCAAACGAAAACACAAAGTCAATACGGGGTCCGGGCGTTCCGTCCGGGCGGCGTGCGCCTTTGATGAACTGAGCCGCCGGAACGGCATCAGCGTTGAACTTGATGATCTTCTTTGAGACTGACGGTCTTGAAATAATATTGTTCGACTCATGGTCAAGCAAACGATTATCGCGCATGACCTCACATTGAAGGATTGCAGGCAACGGCTTCACAAACTTGCCGGTCTGTGAGTCGCGTACAAACCAGTTCGAGTCATTGTCTTGCGTAGACAATTCGTGCCTTAAAATAATCTCCCAATCGTCTTGACGTGCTAGAGAAATCCGAGCGGCAGCAGCGAACATGTAACGACATGCACGATGGATATTTTTTGCGATTGAGTCATCTGCCAGAAGTTCGTTCTTGATACCTTCAAAGTAACGATCAAAGATTGGCCACACCATTTCCGATTTGTTAACCTTTGAATAATCATAAGCTTCCATAAGAGCTTTCAAAGGGTCTTCATTCGGATGCAGGCGGGAAACGTGGTGCGGGATTTTCGGCTCTATGAGAACGTAATCCGGAAGCCGTAGGCACGACACCATTGGATACACGCCAGTTACGTTCTCTGCAGCATCAAAAGCTGCATCTACAGCATTTGAAAAATCCCGGTACGCTGTCAACGTACCGGAACGCAAGTCACTTCCATTACGGCAACGCGGTGGAACTTCAAAAACAATTCCGGACACCGACCGGTCACGTGCACTTTGTGTTGTCTCACCTAGCCAAAAGATTTGCGTCTTGTTCGGAGGTTTTGGAATTGAAATATTCATTATAGGGCTCCGGCAATTGTTTCGCGCATACCATTCTTGTTCATCCAGCGGCGTGCAACTGCACCTTGATCAACCTGACCGTTTGCCAAACGAGCGAGGGCTTCCGCCATTTTTTTATCTGCAGCTTCTTCGAGGTGGCGTTGGTATTGCGGGCGAGTGTAACGGCGTTTTCCGTTTTTGTGCTCTGACCGTACACCGTACATTTCACCTTGTTCTGCAAGCGACTCCATACGACGAGGCTTGCGACGGCCACGGCTCATGCCGGTGTAATTTTCAATCATGGAAGCGAATGAACCGCCTTCATCTTCAATACCAAGCATTTTGTTGACGGCTTTCAAGTGATCAGAAAGAACGTCACGCGTTTCCAAATCGTCTTCAAGCATACCCATGATCTGGTCAATATTCAGGCCTGCAGCTGCAGCCATCATACGAACCGGGATCGGAATACCTTGTTCACGCATCGAAGCAAGCAGTTCGATGTAGTCGCGGTCAGCTTGCGGTGCGAGTTGTTTGTGCCAATCAACTTTCGGAATGTGGAACTCTGTGATGTCCTTGATGTTTTTTATTTCATGCAAGGATGAACCATCGCATACCGCGATAAACCGGCTGTCAGCACCCTCACCAAGTTGACGAATAGAACTGTCAAACCGGCTGGTAGCTTTCAGGTCACGGGCCGACTTCTTGAAGTTGTTCGCCAGTGCGATTGCCGGGAACAATTTTTCATAGAAGACTTCACGAGTGATTGTTTCACGGTACTGGCGTAATTGCTCCATGAACACAGACAACGCAACTTCCATCGTCGTGAATGTCGCATCGCCCGAAAGGAAAGAGTCGGAAATATTCAATGCACGCATCTTGGCTTGTGCAAGATAGTCGTAAACGTCGGCGTGCTTGTAGAAGTCATCACCACGGATAATTTCATTGATGTTGATGTCTGGACGGGTTGCAATGACTGCACCTGTCGGGTCCATGTTTGCACTGACAAGCAAACCAACAATTTCGTTCAGCTCGCCATCTGTCGGTTCCCATTCTTCGTTACCAGCAACCGCGTGAGTAATAGCACGTTGTCTTTGATAAGACTGTTCGATTGAACCACGGAGGAAAGCTTTCTCCATTAGCCACAACGGAATTATTCGATGCAGGTAGGACATACCAACACTGTCATATGTAAACGACTTGCGTGCAACGTACAAAGTCGAGTCCGGATCAAGATCAAGCGACCCTCCTCGACCACCGCCGCCTTTTTTCATGAACTCAGGAAGTTGATCAACAACCTTCTGCAGATAAGGGTTCTTGTTCTTACCGCTTAATAAATCACTGATTTCCGGCGGAAGGTCTAAAGATACAAGCGGATCAAAGCCATAGATCGGAATCGGCTTAACGTCCAAGTTCATACTGTCATGCGTGACCATGCGAGTGAATGCACCGCTGTCATCCATTTCCGGCGTAGCAACAAAAGCACCATCTGTTAAAAAATCACGCCCGAGATACGGAAACAAGTTCGGCATACGGAGCGATTCAATTGACTTGACGTAGGTATTCAAAACCTTGCGATCATTCACGCCGGAAAGAGTGAAGCCTGAAAATGGCAAGTTCGACATAAGGTCTACGGCAGCGCCGGACACAGAGTCGAACTCATAAATATCTCGGCAGATTGCAAGACGCTGCTTTCGTGTCTTTGGAAGAATGCCTTCCATCGAGTCGAGAGCATAGTTTGCACCAGTAGAGCGCAGGGAGACATTTTGTCCCGCACCGCTACCGAAAGTGCTAGAGCCGCCTGAAGTAGCCAGCTCAGCCTGACGTTCATTTATTTTTTCAGATATTGTGGCTACTGACATATGACGTTGTTTCGAACCACGACTATCCCGGCCACGTAAAACCGGCGCACTAGAAGATGCCGTAACACCGTATCGACCATGACCTTTAAGCATGGGAGGCCTCCTGACTTACTTTATATGAAAAATTATTTACCGGAAGCGACCACAATCTTTTCGCGCAGGGAAGCAAGAGGTTTGAGTTTTTCTGGCATGTCCTTGTAGGTTTCCCTCTCCTGATCACGGTCGCCACCTACTTTACCAAGTGATTTTTTCAATATATTGGCGTAGGCCTGATAAACTTTCAGCCATTCTTCCGTAAGAGCCGCCTTGTCGTTGCCCTTACTTTTCTTTTGTAGCAATAACGATTCTCTTCTGATTTTACGGATAATCCGTTTCATCAAAACTGAAATATTAACTCCGTACAAAGGGTTCGAGTTGTTAAGAACGAGTGCCGTGTCTTTGTTTTTACTGTCAGCAGTTATCCGACAAGCAAGCGACCCATTCTTCAAACGGGACAGGCTCAAAATGATCTTGTGGCCTTTAACAACTTCACTCATTTCAACGGACCAAATGAAAAATTTCTTTTTCTTGTACTTTACGCCCTTCAAACGATCATTGAGCTTTGTTTCAGCCATACCGAGAAGTCTTCGATACTTATTGATATTTTGAAGTTCAAGTCGTTTGGCTTCTTTCACTCTCTTGCTACTTCCGAGCAGTGCAATTTCCTTTTCCATGATTATTTAGTCTCCGGATGAGCAAGGCGCGGCAGTACAATTCGTTCGTTCGGTGCAATCCATACCGGGATGCTGGGACCTTTAGCTGGGCCAATTGTAGCAGCAAGCATCGGCTTTTTTTCAACTGGCGAAAGCGGCGGTTTATCCGGATCGATCTTTCCCGGCAAAAGTTCTGCAAAAGGATTGACCAAACTGGACTCTTGCTCACCGGCTGTTTCCGCTGTGCGGCCTTCGCCCCAAGGTGAATCAAACTTCACACCAGCGGTCTCAGACGTGCGAGTTTTGCGCGCCTTGCGTGTCTTTGACACAGGACGTGTTTTCAGCAATTTATTCATGAGTGCAGCCTTTCGTGCTGTTGACCTGTATACTTAGTGTCCCGAGCTTGAAAAAGTACGACTTCCGGCCATGCCTGCTGCTGCGGCTTTACTGCCAGTAGCGCCAATGCCGGAAGCAGATGAAATAGCTCCAGATGAACCTTGATTAATTGCGATACCTAAACCGGGACGTTTGACGGGTCCGTCATCGTCGCCGTCACGCATAAACTCTTCGGCAATTTCCGGATCGGACAAGTAAGCAAACATCAGGACAACCGCACGGAACACGTCATCAGTAAGTCGGTCGCCCTTTTCAACTGACTTGATCGTTTCAACAACGGTAAGGTTCTGATAGATGAAGTGAGAGATTGGCGCACCGAAGAAACGATCAGGATAAGCATCTTTGCTATCCATTATTTCATCGATTGACATTTCAGGCCTCGGCATAAGGAAGCTGCCGTTGTGGATTGCTTCACGGTAGTTCACAAAGTCTGGCATCTTTACTGAATATTCATCAGCAGTGATTTCGAAGTCGGCTTCTATGTCATGCAGAATTTTCTTCGACTGCCAGCGGTCCGCTGTGACTGTTGATACGCCGTATTTTTTAATGATAGGCCCAATAACATCGGTGTACATCGAACTGAAGTTGATGTCTCGGCCTTCCCACGGAAAGACTTCACCCAAGCCTTCAAGCATCGGTATTTCGGACTCAGGATCAATCCGGCCCATAGCAAACGCAAAACTGTTGTTTGACGAACCGGCGTCAATTGCCAGAACACGGTTTGTCCGGCGACGTTTTGCCATGGACACAACTGCACCAGTCATACGCTTACCGGTTGTCGTAGTTAATTTTTCACGTTCAACAGAGAATGCATTCCTTGCACCAAGCTTGGATGGATTGACCATATGCTTGAATATTTTCGGGTTACTGATGAAAGCATTTCTCGACATGGGCGGCTCTGCACCCCAATCTCGTGCGGCTTTCACTTTGTCTTTTGCGTACTCGGCAACAATCTCCTGATCATCCCGTTCGTAGTTCGGAGACATTTCCCAAGTAGCGTACACGAATGAATAAATCTGAGGGTCAACCTTTGAAGCTTCTACCCGGCGCACAATACCATCCATCTTTGACAACGGCGAAGACACGTTGAGCATCATGGGGTTTGGAATTGTGTCATTGCCTTTCAGGCGTTGCCGACGGTGTTCATTTTTCAAGGTCATCAGAGAGTTACCAAGAGCAGCCAAGGTTTCATCTGAGTTTGCACGCACTGAATTTTTAGACTTAGATACATCAAGCGTAGAGTCAAAGTGACCAAGTTCATCGATGCTGGCGAGGAAACGCGTAGCACCACGAAGTGTCCGGCGGTCTGGTGTGTACGGAGAAAGAAACAGGTTTTTGTGATAGAAATAGACGTAAGTGTCCAGTGCTTTGTATAGTGGCCTGCCGTTTCGCTCCTCGTAGTAATCCAACATCTTTAAATATTCAGAGAACCACGGTGATTGTGTTATGTTCGGTTTGACATAAGGATTCCACACGTTACGCAATGCTTGGTCAAATGTAACCGCAGCAAACGTGCCAGTTAGAACCATGTTCTTTGTCAAATTGAATAATTTAGGTGGGTTTGGCGATTTGACGTACAGGTGAGTTGAATACCCACTGAACATACCAACCACAGCTGTCTTACCGCCCCGCTGACCAGCCATGCCAGCAAGCTCGTAATAATCAACAAGTTCACCAGATTGAACCAGCTCAGATTTGCGAGCGCCGCATCTTGGACATTTGCCCTTTCTTAAAAGGACTGCACTCTCTTTGATTGAGTTGAGTGAAGTCTTCTTTGGAATATTCGTAACCCATTCAATATCCGAGCACCTTGGACAATACTCCTGATACAGATTGATTCCGATTTCTACCTGCTTCGGATAAGGCTTCTCACCAAGGAAACGCTTTGAGGCGGCAAACTGAAGAAAGTTGTTCGCCATAGGAAGGTCGCGGTCATCGAACACAAAATCT